AATCGGGCGTTCGCTTTCCTCCGTACTTTGTGTTTGACAACATTTCGGATACAATAGAGAGGGCGAGCACGTTCCATGACGCGGACGATTCGGAACACTGGATAGGAATATTGCCAACGCAGAAGTATTTGTGTATAAAGCTATCGGGAAGCCTTGATGTTTCGATACCGATTGCATGTTCGGCCAACCTTGATAATTTGAGCGTTGGTATAAGCATATTCGAAAGTGAGAAAAGCACTATCAGTGGTAGCAACTACAAGGCATATCTTCGATTAAAGAAGTGGATTAAAGAGTATTTGTTTACGGATTCAACGCTATCGGACGGATACCGCATCTTTCATTTTAATTTTGACGCAGACGATAACTTTACGCAGCCTATGTCAGAGCTTACATCCGGCACCAGTCAGAACGGAATGTATGTGATAGAACTATCTACTTGCAAGGGACATTCGCAGAACAAGAAGCTATTTCCCGTTTTTAAGGATGTGACGATAGACGTTAGCGCAATGAAGATAGAGGTGGCTTACGACCACGTGACACCAAACGTTGGTCAGAAGTTTTACTTCGCGCCGAACTTCCCGGATATGGATTGTGTGGACTATATTACGGCCATGTGTGCAGTCACCGGAATAGCAATGGTGCCGATACAAGGAAAGTTCTACCCAAGGGCGTATAGCAGGATGATTGAGAGGGCGAGCAGCAAGAATCCGACCACAACGACGATCATCGAAAGAGAGGACGTGACAACAGAGATAACGGAAATTTCCTTTCATGATGATGATTACGCACGGACGAACTATTTTAGATACAGCGACAATGAGGATAGAGATTGGGATGCATCCTTGCCGTGTAACGACTGGACGTTGGAAAAAGAAACCGACCTTGTAAGCCTCCCGTTTAACACGTACAAGACCGTGGACGGAGTAGCATACGCGGAGCTTTACACATACGATGACGATGGGGATGAAACATTCAACGATTTATCAGACCAGCCGATATTTTGTCAAACGGCCAACGAGGTAGTGGATGGGAAGAAGCAGTATTATTGCACGACCGGAAGACAATGGAAAAATATACTTTCCGATTATTACGAAGAATATGCTGCCATTATCAACCCGTTTAGAGTGTACAAGATGAAAGCGAAGTTCGGAGCAGAAAGACTGGCGATGTTGGATATGTCGAAGCCGTTGTTTGTTCGGAAGTACGGTTTGTTCTTCTTTATTCGGAGCATCACTACCGGGGATGACAACGAATGCGAATTTGAGTTGATAAAAATAAGATTTACGGACGAAGAAAATTAAGAATAGCTATGGCAGATAATTTAGGAGGAAGCGGGAGCACCGAAAAGATAGTTGATATAAAAGTCAACATTGAAGAGGCCATTCGAAAGATTGTGCAATATCAAAATAGAATAAAGGATGTAAAGCAGGCAGAAGAAGGACTCGGCGAAGCATTGAAGGAAGGACGTATTTCGCAGCAGAAGTACAACGAAGAAATCGAGAAAGCCAAGATTGCGAAGGGGCAGTATAAGAAGGCCATCCGTGAGATAGAGAAGGAAATCAACAACGAGATAACGCAGCAGAGAGCGCAGCAGGGAAGCCTCCGGCAGTTAAGAGCCGAACTATCGAATGCGACAAGAGCGTATGATGATATGAGTAAGGCCGAGCGCGAGAGTGCAGCAGGGCAGGCACTAAAAGACCATATCAACGATGTAACAACACAGTTGAAGGGAGCCGAGGAAGAAACGCAGCGTTTCTATCGCAACGTAGGTAATTACGAAAACTCCATCGTATCTGCATTGGGACAGAACAACAATTTTGCACAAGGTATTATGGAGCTGGCAGCGCAGGCAGGAAGCGCGAGCAATATGTTTGATTTGGCAAAGGCGCAAGTGATGGCGTTTGGTGCAGCACTTGGGAAACTCCTACTCAATCCGATAGTTATGGCTATCGCAACTTTGGTTGGTGTGATTCATGAATTGAATGAGGGTATACAGTCGAGCGAAGAGAATACGAATAGATGGAAGACAACACTCACGCCGTTCACGGCAGCCATTAACGAGATAGATAGACGTATACAGAAATGGGCAAGTTCCATCTTAACTACCACAAACAATCTAAGTGCCTTGTATCAAACCGCGCTTGGATTCCTACATCTTGTATCTGAGAATGACGAGCAGGCATCGAAAGCACTTGATAACGCACAGAAAGCCGAGAAGTACAGAAAGGAAGCGGAAACACGACAGAAAGATTATGTACAGATGAACGCGAAGTGGAATCAAGAACTTGCAAAGATACAAGTTAAGATGATGCAGACCGAGCAGTACACGACAGAGGAAAGGAAGCAGTTTGCGGATGAATATCGTAATATTGTGGAGCGGCAGAGCGATGCACTTGTGAAATTACGAGTGGCGCAAAGAAATCAACTTTTGTACGAGAATAAGACTGCTGAAAACACGTATGAAACGAACTTGAAACTTGCGCAGGCGAACGCAGCGATAACGGACGCACAGACGGAGAAATTTACAAAGATGCAGTCTATGGAGCGAAAATTAAACACCATCGCCAAAGCGGAAGCAAGTGCGCAAGCGAGCGCGAGCGCAAAGGCAGTGGCAAGTATCAAGAGTGAAACATCGGAAAGAGACAAGGCCTTGAAGGAGCAGGAGCGACTTTTGGAGGAGAAGAAACGCTTGATGGCCGAAATGCTAAGCATAGAGAAAACGGCCGTGGAGCAGGCAGAGGACAGTCTTATTTCACTAATAAAGGATTCCACAGAACGGCAGATTGCGGAACTGAATGTTCAGTATGAACGAAGAGTGGCGAAGATACGTGAGCAGTTGGCGGATGAAAGCAAGCTGACCATCACGGCTAAGAAAGCCCTTCAAGAAACATTGGAGAACATGGAGAAGAAGCACACGCAGGATGTGTCACTCTTGCAAACGAAAGCCGCAGAAGATAGCATAAGGGAAACGGCAGCAGCGAACGCGCGGGAAGCACAGAAGGTTAAGGACGCAGAAGAAGAAAAGACAAAAGCAAGAGAAGGGGCGTTTACGGCAGCAAAAGATTTGACGAGCGGACTAAGCACATTGCTGGAAGCAGCAGGAGAGGACAACGAGGCGGCGGCAAAGCTGGCAAAGATTGTGGCGTTGGCAAATATCGCTATAAGCACGGGTGAAGCAATTGCGAAAATGACAAGCGCGGAAGCCGGAAAGGGAATTGCCGGAGTTGTAACCATGGCGAGTGGTATTGCTACAATATTAGCGAACATTGCATCTGCAATAACATACGTTAAGGGTGCGAAATTTGCCACTGGCGGTGATGTATCGGGCGAAGGAACGGCAACGAGCGACAGCGTTCCGGCCATGCTATCAGACGGAGAGAGTGTTATCAATGCCAAGAGCACCGCAGCATTCGCACCCCTTCTTTCGGCCATCAACCAGGCCGGAGGAGGAGTACCGATATACGGTAAGCAGGCAGGAGGAACGGCAGATGTGAACAGTATGATGAAGGAGGCAACGAAAGAAGCCTTCGAGAGCATGCCGGCGCCCGTGGTTAGCGTAGTGGACATCACGGACGCAACGAACCGCGTAAAGATAAAGGAAAGAATTGCGAAGATGAAACCATAGAAAGGAGGATTGGAAAAATGACGATTTATGAACTGATAAAAAGCAATGAATATATATTGCGGCAACTATTTGACAACAAGGTGGATGTTAGCAACGTGAAATACCTTGATATGTATCGAGAGTTCAAGCAGCAGGAAAGGGATGGAGTAAAGCGTTCCTTCACGCTTTCTTACCTATCTGACAAATACAAGGTACAAGAGCGGCACATCTACCGAATTATCAACAAGTTTGATAAAAGTGTATTGTTTTAAGGGTTTTTATTATCATATTTAATCGATGGGTGGAGGCCGCAGAGATGCGTTTTCCATCCTTTTTTTGCGCATTATGACAACGAAAAGACAGTACATTTTTACTGAAAACATTGCCAGTATCCACGAGAAAAGAGTATATTTGCGTAAGATAAACGAAGTGGAAGGAAAGACAGATGGCGAAATTAAAACTACATAGCGAAATCGTTGACGAGGAAACCCGTATTTTTTACGATTTGTTGGGGTTCGGACGAGGCGAGCAATCCTTTACGAGTGTTGATGAATTGTTAGCAGGGATGGACGCGAACGATAATACGATAGAAATGAGTATTGATTGTGTTGGCGGAAATGTAGATGAAGGAATAAAGATATACGATGCATTGAGGGCAAGCGGAAAGGATATCAAAGCCGAAGTGGTTGGCGAGTGTTCGAGCATGGCAACCATTGTATTTTTAGCTGCACCAAAGCAGGCGCGTAGATGCAGACCACACGCACGCTTTTTGATTCATAACCCATATTACCCGAGCATGTGGGGAAAGTTGACGGAAGATGTTTTGAGAGATAGAGCGGATGAGTTGAAAGCCTACAAGGAATCATTTCTTAACATATACGAGGAGAGGACTGGGGCAGACAGAATAACGCTGGCAAGCATGATGGACGAGGATAAGTTCTTCACAGCTGATAAGGCTATAGAGTTGGGGTTCGTTTCAAGCGTAATCGAGCCAAACACAGCAAGCAGAAGAAAATCAAATACTATTATTAATATGAGCTTTTTAAGTAAACTAAAAGAAACGATTGCACAGATGAAGGCATCGTCTTCGACAGAGTACGAATGCGAGGAAGGAACCTTGACAGTAGAGCGCGAGGATGGAGAAATAGAAGTTGGTGACGCAGCATCACCCGATGGCACATTTACTCTTTCGGACGGAACGAAAGTAACCGTGGAAGATGGAGTGGTAACAGAAGTTACAGAGCCGGAAGAAAAAGAAACAGAGGTTACAGAGCCGGAAGAAGACAAGGCAAGTGAAGAACACGCAGCCGAAGACAAAAAGGAAGCAATCACCGAGGTGGAGAGGATGAAAGCCACCGTTAAGAAGATGCAGAAAGATATGGACGCGATGCAGAAGCGTGCCAAGGATGCAGAAGCGCAGGTTGAAGCATTGAAGACAGAGTTGGAAACAGCTAAGGCAGAAGCCAAGAGCGAGGAAGACAAAGCTATCTTGGAAGCTGTCAATCTTGCAGGTGGCGAGAAATTTTTAAGCAGCCTTAAAAGCACCTACACGGTTAGCAAGAGAAGCGTTCAATCTCACCAAATAAAGAAGGTGAACGACATGAGTGTAAAGGAGTACAGCGAATTTAAGAAGAATAGAAACAAGAAATAGTAGAACAGATGGCAGCAAGTTCAAGTACAAGATTGGATTTCTCTCAGATTACACCCGACAACGGTGCGGTTAGAGAAATCAGCGAGTTAATTTTAAAAGCGGTAATCTCACCCGAAACCCTTGGAGCGTTCCTCAACGTGATTCCGAATCAAAGAAACGGGCAGCGTTTGGGATTCGTTGGCGAGTTTGGTTTAGTAGGTAAGGCCGCGCAAGGATGTAACCCAACATATGGCGAGAGCACCATTGATGCAAACGAGAAAGTTTGGGATATAAACGGATGGGAGATTGCCGAGAAGATGTGCTACGAGGATGTTCTTGGCACCGTAGCGCAGTGGGCGTTGAAGGAGAAAACATCAATCGCCGACATGACAGGAACGAAGTATTTAGTTGACATCATACAGCCGCGTTTGACGTTAGCGATTGGTAAGATGTTACTTCGATTGGCATGGTTTGGTGACAAGGACGCGAAAGCAACCGCAAGTGGCGGTATATTGCTAAACGCAGCAGACGCACCGTATTTCAATGTTACTGATGGTTTTTGGAAGCGCATTTATGATGTGGTGGCAACTAATTCAAGCCGCAGAACAACCATCGATGCGAACGCACAGACCACGAAGGCGGCGCAGAAGACAGCATTTATGGCAAGTGGATACGCAACAAAGATTATGGATAACATAATCATGGACGCAGACCCGTTACTTCGAAACGCGAGCAACCAAGTGATATTTATCACGCAAAACTTTGCCGATGCCTTGCAGATTGACATCCGTAACAACAATAAAGGTAGCGAATTGCAGTGGCAGAGCATTTTTTCCGGCATTCAAGAAACCCAGTTCAACGGCAAGCGTCTGATTGTCATGCCGACATGGGATGAGAACATACAGTCATTCGAGGGAACAGCCGAGAAGTTCAATCAGCCATACCGCGCGATTTACACAACAACCGACAACTTGTGTGTTGGTTTGGAAAGTGAAAGTGAATTGCAGGATTTGCAGGTTTGGTTCGACCAAACACAGCAGATGAACTATCTTCTTGCAAAGGATAAGCTCGGTACCTTGATAGCAGAAGAAAGAATGATTCAAGCCGCATATTAAGCAGGATTGGTTTCATAAATTGTAGGTTTTTTATTTGAGTAATTTTTTTTCGGAGGCCACCGCAAAGAGGGGATACCTTCCGAGCGGTGGTTTTTGATTTAAAGCAATAAAAGAATATGGCTTGTGAAAAATATATAGATAGCAATATTGAGAGCGGATGTTCGAGCGTAAACGCAGGATATGAGCGACAAGGATACATTATCAACCGTTCACACATAGACCTTACGAAGGTGCAATATGATGCGGACTACGAAGGGATTGTAACATCTATGCCGTTGAAGAGCGGAAAGAAAGCATACAAGTTGATTGTTCCACCGCGCACGCCATTTAGCGGCACAAAGACGGAGTTTAACCAAGGCACCTACGTCAATACATTCAATCATACGGTTGCATTCGTTCTTCTTAACAGTGGACCGGATGCATCCAAGATCGCAGACCGTTTAGCGAATGGCGAATATGTGATTATTCTTGAAAGCAAGACGCCGGACAGCAAGGCACACTGGGAGGTATACGGATTGCGCCAAGGATTGCAAGTAAGCAGCGCAACGCGCGAGCCGTGGAATGATGACACTCGTACGGGATGGTCATTCGAAATGCAGGAGAGCGGAAGCAACAGCGCAGGTGATTGGGCGTTGGATTCCGTAATAACAGCATTGGATTCATAGTGATAGAAAGAAATACGGATGGATAGTGCGGTTTTTTCATCATATATAAGCAAGGCCGAAGAGTTGGAGGAGTACCGCAAAAAAGGCACTCTTCCAACGCACGAGGCCGAACTGGCCGAATTGTACATGGGTGTTTGCGGAAAGCACATCCGAGAATGTAACTGCAAGGATAGATGGAGCGATGCGCTAATAGAAATCCGGATAACGTTGAATAAAATAGAAAAAATGAATATGGCAGGAACGAAATATAGATTGCGCGTGGGCGTTGTACTGCACGATTTCGAGAAAAACGAATCATATACAAACGCCAACCTTACGGATAAGATAGCGAAAGAATATCTGAAAAAATATCCGCAGCAGGCTGAACTTTTTGAGGTGATTCCGCAGGAGCCGAAGAAGAAGAATGCAGATACGGACGTTGAAGATACCGAGCCGTCAAAGGCAGAAGAGGAAACTAAGGACGTAGAGGAGCCGAAGAAGAATGCAGATACGGACGTTGAAGATACCGAGCCGGAGGATTGATACGCGATATAACAGCGCGTTGAACCTTGTACTGTATGGGCACAACAACTTGTACCCACAGCAAGTGGCAACTATCGTTGCGACATCCGCAATAGGTTCCGCGTGCTTGAAGCGTTACACCGACTTCATCGAAGGCAGGGGGTTTAAGAGCGAACAGTTTGCAGCGATGGAGTTGAACCGATTCGGAGAAACGGCCGATGATATGCTTGCGAAGGTTGCGAGCGATGTAGCTTTGTACGGAGGCGTTGCCCTGCATGTGAACTATGATTTGGAAGGGGAAGTGGTAGAGGTGCAGCACGTACCGTTCGAAAATTGCCGACTGGAAGAGCCGGACGAGGACGGTATTGTGCATCACATCCTTGTACATCCTGACTGGACGCAAACAAAGACACGGGCAGGACAGAAACTATGGGTGAACACCAATACGGTGGATAGAATCCCGGTATTCAACCCCGATAAAGCAAAGGAAGAGATGCAGGAGGCCGGAGGCATCGGCGAATATAAGGGGCAGATTCTTTACGTATCGAACATGGGGCGAAATGAATACGCCATTCCGCGTTACGACTGCATTCTAACGGAACTTTCAATAGACGAAGGTATAAGTAACGTGAAATACCGAAATGTTCGAAATAACTTCCTTCCGGCAGGTATGTTGATAACAAAGCAGGGGCAGTTTGCACCCGAGGAGGCGAACGGCCGAAACATGGAGTTTGAAAACTTCATGGATGGTTTTATCGACTTTCAAGGTGACGAAAAGAGTTGTAACATCATTGGCATGAACGTAGCCAATGAAGAAGAGGTGCCGGAGTTTCGACCGTTTGCGGTGCAGAATTTTGACAAGCAATTTGAAACGACCGAGGAAAGCACGGAAGGCCGCATATATGCATGTTTCGGGCAAGAATCCTTTTATTGCATAAAGCAGGGAAAGGTTGGTTTTGGTGGGGATGTTATGACTGATGCGTACAATTTGTATAACAGCGTTACAGACAAGGAGCGCAGGTTGATAGAACGCGCCTTTACGAAGGTGATGGACGCAAGCCGAGTATTTCAGTCTTCGGATTATAGCATTTCGACTATTAAGTTTGAGGGTACGAGCGCGGCGGCGCAAGCGGTACAACCGGCAGTGACACAAGAAGCAGGAGGATAGGAAGCATGAAAGCGAGATTGATCACTAAGCAGGACATAACGCAGTTCGCAAGACCTTGCAGCGCGGACGATGCATTGGTAAGCAGATGTATTGAAGAAGCGGAACTGTTTGATGTGCGACCCGTAATAGGTGATGCGTTGTACATGGATATGCAAGCGGCCATCGCCAAGCACCAGTACGGCACGTTTACAGATGTATTTGATGATACGTTTGACAAGGCGCAGCGATTGGCCTTCATATATTCCGGCGGTAAGTACGAGGACAAGCAGGGTGATATTCACATCTTTATTGGCCTTCGTTCCGCTTTGTGTTACTACGCATACGCTCGAATCGTAAGAGCAGGGAACGGCCTACAAACGCGCTTTGGGTATGTCAACAAGTCAGATGAATATTCAACGAACGCGACCCTGGGGGAAAGAACGCAGGCATATAACGAAGCGTTTGAGCTGGCAGATGCATATATGATAGAAACGAAGCGGTTTTTGTGCGAGATGTGTCCGGAGCTGGCACCAAAGAAGATGCGAAACAACAGAATCAAGTTACGTGTAATTGGAAAGTAGATGATAGAGCATGAAGAATTATTGAGAAGAGCCGAAGAGGTGCGAGATGAGGTGGAGCCGATGGAAAACACCGCGTATCGTGTTGGTGGCGTCATGGTGGATACCGTGGAGCGCGTGGAGGCGGTTAGAAGCGGACTTGCGGAAATAATCCAAAAGGAGAACGAGAAGCAGGACGAGAAAACGAAGTCGCTGCAAACAAGGATTGAGGCCGTGGAAGAGGATGGCTTTGTTACAACAAGCCGCGTGCAAGACGGAGCCATAACAAATAGAAAGATAGCAGATGGAAGCATCTCGGAAGATAAGATAGCGGATGGAAGCATAACGGAAAGCAAGTTAGCTAACGGAGTGATTAATGCAGCCGCATTGAAGGATGGAAGTATTGGAAGTGATAAGATTGCAGGTGGCACCATTGGCCGTGACAAGCTATCGGAGAGCGTAACGGAGGAACTGGACGAGATACAAAGTGTTAGTGATAATGTTGCAGAGCTGCAAGAGATTCATTTTCCGTTAAAGGGGGATTTAAGAGTTGAACCAAACGCAGCGATGGAAGCCGAGAACGTAACGTTTTTCGGATCGTACCGTGGAGCGACAATCGAACCCGACCGCGTAACATTAACAAAGAGTGCAGGAAGCGAAACGGAACTCCTCTTAGATGGCGCCGTAAATCACGCCTCAATAGATACGCATGTAAAGGCGAACAAAGAAGTATTTCTGCTCACAATCGAGAAGGAAGGACACGGGAAAAGAACAGAGGAAGTAACGAAATACCTTATATTGTACGGAGCGAGCGCAAAAAGCAGTGTTTCGGAGAGTGATTTGGCGGTATTTGAGCGGAAAATCACGGAACAAGTGCAGATAGAATGCACAATTTCGACCGAAGAAGGCGAATATATTTGGGTGCTGATACCTTCCGATTTGGCGATTGAAAGCGTTATTTCGCAAGGATTTGAAGTTGTTTTAAACGATTTTGTAACGATTTCAAGCGATATGGGAGTGTTCAAGGCGTACAGAACAAAGAACGCACTTTCTAAGAATACGTGGAATCTTAAAATACGATAGTTATGGCGATACGACTAACAGATGAATTGATAGCAGCCACCGAGAAGGGGAAACTTGGGGCTGCAAAGCAAATATATTTAGACGGTGACGAGAAGAACCTGCAGGAAAGGAGCGATGAAATCGCATCCAATGTAGAGGATTTGAGTAAACGCATCGAGCAAAACAAGGAAACCATCGAGGCAATAAGCGTGGATGGAGGGGCGAGCACTGCAAGTGCCGTAACTTATGACAACACACAGAGTGGACTTGTTGCAACGAGTGCACAACAAGCCATTGATGAAGTAGATGCAAGGTTAGATGCACTGGAAGAAGTATCCCCTGGAATAGAAGCCAACCGCACAGACATAGACCGCATAGATAGCAGTGTTTCGGACGTTCAAATTAGGCTGCAAGACTTTGAAGGCTATCAGATAATAGAGAGCGAAGAATATGTTTCTGCCATAGTAGATGAAGATGGCAATATACTTTTTGGGTTGCGCCGTGACAATGGCGAGATGTACGCACCGCATGGAATCCCCGAAGAAACAAAAACATATTTAGCCGACTTGGAGCAACGAAATAACTCCGAGCATAAAGAGATAAACGCTTTAATCGAAGCGTTAAAAGCAGCAGAATCAAACGCCGCTCAAAGAATTGATGTGCTGTCAACACAGATAGAAACCGAGAGTGAAAAGCGAGCATCGAAAGATAGTGCTATAGATGCAGAGCTTTCAGCGACCAACGAGAAGTTAAGTACGTTGCGCACGGACTTCGATAATGTAGGGCATCTCACTTTCTTTGAGAATGATGAATATATACTTGCAGCCGAAGACGCCAATGGTAATCTTATTGTGGCTTTTAAAAGAAAAGATGGTACTCAATATGCACATGGAATTACAAAAGATGTTCAAAAGCTATTTGATAGCGTAGGACATCTACATTACTTTGAAAATGACAAGTATATTTTAGCTGTTGAAGATATAGAAGGCAATGTATTATTTGGTTTCTTGAGAGCTAATGGGAAACTTGACATACAGAGAACTTCACTTCCTCAATGGCTACTTGACGAGCTTGACGGTTTACAAGAGAAGTTTAATCGCATTGCAGATTTAAATGCTATTAATGTAGAGAATAATGAGTTTATCGAGTTTACTACAGATAAAGATGGTCTTATTGTAAGAGGTACTAAAACTAATGGCGAATCTTACATTCCAAAAGGACTTCCCGAAGAACAGAAACCTATTAATACTAAAGTAGATAAAAGACTTACTGCGCTTGAAAATACTCTTGAAAATTTTGAAGGAGGCACCGGAGACTGGAGCGAAGAGACCTCCCTGAAACTGCCCATGCCAACAGTATTGGCAAGAGTGGACATTGAGGGAAGTATGCCAACGAGCAAATATGTTCAAGTGCAGGCTACACTCACTTTCCGTGATGTGCACGGAAATAGCTTCACTAAGCCGATCATGATTTCGTTGCAGGGAGACACGTCAATCGGATTTGACAAGAAGAATTTCAGTTTCGATTTGTACAACAGTATAAAAGATGATGAGTCGTTCGACCTGCAATTCGATGGTTGGGTGCCGCAGGATGGATACCATTTGAAGGCTTATGCCTCCGACTTTTGGAAAATAAGAAGTTTGTGTGTTTATCGCCATGCGGAGCAGATTTCACAATACAGACCATACTTCAATCGTAGACCTTGGAGCAGCCTAATTGGTGCAGCCAATCAGACAGTAGAAGAGGCATTGAAAGGTGGTATAGGTGATGTTGCAGGAGAGGTAAATGACTTTGCACTTGGACATCCCGATGGATTCCCAGTGATGCTGTATTACAACGGCATTCCATGGGGATTATACACTTGGAACTTGAAGAAGAACAAGGATAACTACCACATAACGAAGAATGATGCGGAAGGGAAACAGTTGTTCTTCGGTGACTATATGACAGGTGTTTTTCAACGATATAATACTGCATACTGGAGTATATCCAACTACAACTTGCAGACGATAGGTGATATTGAGCCGTGGGACGAAAACAAGGATTACGAAGTGGGCGATGTGTGCTACGATGAGGAGACCATAGACTTCGAAGTGGGCGGCAAGACCAGCAAGGTGACGATAAGAAGAGCGTTCAAGTGTACAACTGCGTACAAGCACGATGTGGTAAATACGGGATACAATACCTATAGACCGAGCTATGTGATGTGGAGAACCCTGGAGGTGAGAAACCCGAAGACCACCATATGCAAGGAGACGGACGGAACATTCCAGTACTACGACCACGATTCACCAAGCGACTATTTGGTGACTGGATACTACGAGCGTACCCACGAGATAATCTCGGAGAACGACCTGACGCAGAAGCAGGCTACGGCACTTGGGTTCAGCAAGAAGGAATATACTCGAAGCATCGCTGCAAGAAAGACCATAGATGCCTACTCCTATGTGTGCCCGGTGCTTGATACTACACTTACAGCGCAGAACTTGGAAGACTGGGGTTTCGTGACAGAAGCCGAAGCTAAGAAGGTTATCTTTGCGGAGCATCACGATGTGGACTTCAATCTTGATTTCTTTTTGGTGTACAACGATTGTAACTATTACGACAGCATAACGTACAACACCCTGTACACGATGTATGATGGCAAGAAGTTGTTTGCTCACTTGTACGACACGGACATATCCATGGGGATGAATGCTGCATATGTGAACAGTTTCCCGGCCGTGAGCAGTTCGGTGTTGACAGTCGGACATACGTTTTCGGAGTATTTTTGGACCTACTACTCTACAGAGATTAAGGACAGATGGAAGGAGCTGCGCGATGCAGGTGTTATAAGTGCGGAGGCAATGGAGAAGCTCGTATGGCAGATGGTGGAGAGCGTAGGTATTGAAACTTACGAAGAAGAAGCTCGTCTATGGTCACAGCCAGCATATAGGAGTCCAGTATATTGGAGGATGGTTGCAGGGTCGCTGCAAACACTCACAGATGAGGATGGATTATATTATCATGGCTATGATGAGTCGCTGAACACAGAGAAGGATGATGCAGAGACTTGGGTAAGTGGTACAAGCTATATAATAGGTGATGTGCGCAATTACAAGGGGCACTCCTACACTTGTACTGCAGCACACACAAGTACTGATGCACTTACCCCGGATAAGTGTTACACTTGTGGATACCCAAAAAGTGGCGGCGTATATGATTCCCCACGAAGAATAATAGAGTGGTACAAGAAGCGTGTGGAATATTTGGACTCGAAGTTTGGATATGAAAAGTAACTAATTATAATATAATATTATATGGCAAAATTAGGATTGAAAATTGTTCTCCCGTCCGCGGTGGATGATGCGAGCGGACTGAAGAAATTGGAGCACTACACGGGTATAGAATTTACCCGTGGTGCCAGTGACGGTGGCGGCGTGAACGGCTACCACAAGTTGATAGGTGACGAGACACTGATTAAGGAGCAGCGTTTCTTGAATATGATGAAGACAGCGGCCATAAAGGATGCCAAGGTTACGAACACTCTTAACCAGATAAACTGGAATAAGTATGAGAGTGGCGCGGATGCCGTGGTTGACGGTTCGGACGGTGCGGATATTCTGAATGCTTTCCCTAACGGTCTCTACGCCATACTGGGCGGTACAAATGAGACCTACGAGAGATTCATTATCTCCGACAGTGCGTTTTCTTACGATAGCGATACGGCTATCTACATACCGCCTTTTGCCCTGCCAACAGACAGAGCAACGGTGAAGGACGGTGTGCTCCGCCTGATACGCAACAACACGGTGCCGGGCACTACAGCTGCCGGATATGGTACAAATTTCAGTGTCACTGACTATGGTACAACGGATAGCGGCGGTTATCCGAGAACTTATCTCTCTTGCTACCAGTTTGAAGAGTATGCGCGCGCCAAGAACGGTGACGGAGGCAACGGCCCTTATCTGCCGTATTACAACTTGTGCATAGAGCTGCTGCAGGCACTCCTGTTTATAGAGTTCCGTACCAAGAACCTGAACGGTGTGCTTGGGCATGGCATAAGCTCGAACGTGGCTCCTACTGCCGATACCTGGGGGCAGGTGAGCGGATGGAGAGCAACAACGGATAATGGTAATACTTATGTTTACGGCACGTTCGGCAGCGGATTGTATGTGAACGGAAAAAATCTTGGGATGTGGGATATTATTAACGGATATTGTCCGCTGCTGAAAATCTTTGAAGGACAGCTGGCCGTAAGTAACGGAGACACGCTGGAGAAAGTGAAGAACGCAGACGGCGAGTATGTGCAGGGCGTGGATGACGGTGTGATGACGGGCATATGGACGAAACGCTTCTCATTTACGCTGAATAACGCAAGCACAACTCAGGCAGGAACGCAGACTACATGGGCGGTAGATGTGATACTGCGCCAGCCGATTGTGCGCGGTGCTATTGTCCGCTACGGAAACATATTCGATGTGGTGAGCGGTTATGAGATGGTGAAGACCGTAAATGAGGATGGTGCAACCATAAATACTCTTTACAGATGTAACGACTACAGCAAACTAAGCAAGAGCACTGACGAACAGATAGCGGATACCGAGTCCTTCGACTTTGAGACGTTCTATGTGAAGATGGGTTCCTTCGCTGCAATAAAAAGCAATAGTTCGTTCTGGGCAAAGGATGTGTGGGAGAAAGACGGAATTTCGACCGCTATTGGTAAAAATTCCGAAGGAAGTATAGGTTCATACGAAAATGCTTATGTGCATTTGCAGAGCAATGGTGTAAAGGGTTACAAACAGCGGTGTGGTGTCCTCTTGGGCGGCGATGTGAACGGCGGCTATGATGTGCTTCGTTACGTAAGATGCAACAATGCGCCCTCGGGTACGAGCTCGAGCGTTGGTTCCGCTTTCTGTGTGTTCCTTGACGCAGCCGAATAGCGGTTGCCGAAGTCGAAATCGCAGACCGAAAGAAGATGCGGCATGAAGGTGACAGCCTTCGGCCCCATCTTCTTCCCCGCAATCGAGGTCGAAGACCGTCCCCGAACAGCGCACAAGAAAAGTAGCATTCTGCATAGGGTGACTAAAGAGATTTTTAAACTACGTAGTAGGACAACAAATTAGTTAAAGAAGATGATTGACAGAAGATTATATTTTGACGAGACCCCGACGGAAGCTCCGTGGGGTGAATTAAAGAATGTTCCGTTGAATGTGACGGAAGAAACAATAGTAACCGAAGATGGCAAGGAGGAGACCCACTATCGTGCGGATGTGATACACAAGGTGGAGACCCCCGTAACGGTGGAGAGCATAGTAAAGGCGGCTATTGAGGAGACCTACTCTAAAGATGAGCGCAGCCAGGTGTTGCTTAAGATAGGCAACGATGAGGATATGCTTGTAAAGAAGTACAAGGCGTTTGTTAGCGAGATTACAAATTCAGCGCTGGCATCCGGGTATAAATATAGTGAGTAGAATACGAGTGGAGCATAGAAATACGCTCCGCTTTTATATGCACGATTAAGGAGTAGAAATACTCCTTTTTTGTTTAACGGAGTTTAAAGCGGTACCGATTTTGTGTAATTTGCGTTAAGTGGTCGCGAATTTAACACGGAAAATGAATCACGGAATAAAATAAAGGAGTAAGTTTGTAGCGAGCATAAGGAATGAGAGAGAATTGGTGGCGCCACTTTTTTAATCACTACTTTTGCGGAGAGAATAAACAGAATAAACGACCATTTAAAAATACATAGAAAATGGGAGATGAGAGAGTTATTTGTTGCGACAGAGGAAGCAACGCGGGGTTTGCCGAGGGTATGAACATCGGAGCAAACATGGGAAACAATCAGAACAATTGGTTGCCGGCTATGATGATGAACGGAGGCGCAAACGGCATGTGGAACAATCCATTCGTTTACCTTGTATGGATGATGTTTGCAGGACGGTTCTTCAATAATGGTAACGGATGGGATGGAAACGGTGGCGGACAAGCACAACAAAACATCGAATTACAAAACGAGATACAGTCGCTAAGAAGTCAGATGCAAGACAATCAGAATAGCAACTTGATAATGCAGGCAGTGAACGGAAACGATGCAGCAATAAATCAGTTGGCGCAGAATTTAAACTGTAATTTTGGAGCATTGCAGGGTGCCGTTTGTGATGTGAGAAGCGGCATAGAGAAACTGGCGGGGCAGGTAGGTTTTAGTGCACAGAATGTGATTAACGCCGTGACTTTAGGAAATGCGAACCTTACATCCGCACTGCAAAATTGTTGCTGTCAGACGCAGAAATCAATCTTAGAGATGGGGTATCAGAATCAGTTGCAGAATTGCCAACAGACGAACGCAATACAGACAGCAATCAGCGCAACCGGAACGGCCGCGCAGCAAGGATTTAACAACATGAGTAGTCAGATGCAGCAGGGATTTTGCCAAGTTGGATATAACACACAGTCGCAGACTTGTAGCATCATAAACGCAGGGAACGCGAACACGCAGCGTATAATCGACACACTAAACAATCACTGGGGATTGGAAACATCGCAGAAATTGCAGGATGCGAAGTTTGAGATTTCGCAGTTGAAGCAGACGCAAGCCATTACGCAAGCTATAAATGGCGGATGTGGATGTACGACAGCATGCGGTTGTAATTAAAGAAGAAGGAGGGCGAAAGATGATCACTATTTCCCCCGTAGGTTTGGCAGCGGCACCCGTTGCGAACCAATTAAGTTTTGAAGCGACATTTAAAGAACGATTATGTAGACCGTTCTGCATTACTTCCACTATCCAACCGCAGGTAAGTATTACGTATACCGTGGGAACACCTACGCTTAACGTCTCAACTGTATTTATCCCGATTACGGCAGTCATGACGGTGGTTACACAAAGCGGATGCGGATGCGAAGCACATACGCAATTGTTTACCGAGAATTTCACGATAGCCTTCCAAGGGCAAACAGCCGTTCCGAAGAGCATCACGTTGAACCCGGTTGGAAGAGTGAAGGGTGGCAGTTGTATTGTATGCGGCAAGGCACACGGGTACACCGTTAATGATTCATTGACCGTTGCAATCGTTCCTGCAACACGAGATGCAGGAGTAACGGAAAGCACAGCAAGCGAAACAGCATAGGCGATAATTAACAAGAAAATCAATTGGCACGGCTCGAAGGGAACACACAGAGAAAGACCCTCCGAGCCGATTTAATAAACGAGAAACTTATGACATTTAAGGACGTAAAACAAAATTATCCCGTCTACATACTGGACAAGCAGACGGTGAAGATAGAGAAAGGAACGGTAACGGCAGTATCCTTTCCGCGGATGGATATGAGCAAGCCGACTACGGCAGGGCAGGGTGTCAATATGGTGGTGGACGTAACGGTGCAGGTGGATGGAAAGCAGGCTACTTATTGCATCCCCGACAACCTAAGTGTAACGTATGCCGGAACTCTTGTACTGGCAACAGAGCAAGCCGGATTGGTGCAAGAAGTGGAAGCAATGCGAGAGCAGGCACGGCAAGTACTATCGAGTGTGGACCGACAGAAAGAAATCATGGAAAAAGCGGATGCGATACTTTCGGAAATCAACCCGGTGTATAAGGAGAAGCAAGAAACGGAAACGCGGTTTAAGAGCATCGAGGATAGTTTGAGTGAGATTAAAAGCATGTTTAAGCAATTGGCAGCAGAAAAGAAAGACGATGGAAGATAGACTAAGAAGCATATATGCAAAGATTGCAGGAAGAGAGGACGAAAGAAGAATCCTTCGCACGATGAGCTCCACGACAATGGCGGCGCTGGAGGATGAGAGCAAGGAAAAGGCCGAAAAGGTAATGGCGTTGTTTGAAGGGATGGCCGAGTACAGAAATTACGTAACCAAGGAGGAGGCGCAGGAAGCCGTTGGGCGAATGACGAATTGGGATGGTTCCAAAGGTGTACTTTGGCCGAGTGAAGAGATGAAAGAGTGGATGGAGAAAGAAGGAGTGGAGAAGCACGAGAAGCCGTATTATAACTTTTGGGCACTTTATTTGGCCGTGAACATGGTGTTGAGCGACCAGGGTGAAGTATTAAAGGAGTACGCGGAAGACGAAGAAGAACGCATGGAACTGGCCGTAAAACTGGCGCGAACCCATCTAAAAGACAAAGACAAGCCGTTATGGATACGTTGGTATTTCGGTTTGTAAGATAATTTTCTTTCCGTTTTCTTGTATGATTCACGAAATTAGCGTACCTTTGCGGTATATGTTAGGATTGATAGAGGCGAAAGAGTACGATGCACTAATCTTCTACATCGTTGTACGGGTAGTGATAGTGCTGGCGTGTTGGTTGTTTGCAATCGCGGCCAACATCATAGATTTTTACTCCGGCACCTCAACCGCCAAGGCGTTGGGGGAAAAATTGGAGAGCCACGGTTTCAGACGGACTATCACAAAGATTGGTGATTACGTTAAGGTATTGATGTTTGCGTTGATGTTTGATGCGTTAGGAAGCCTTCTTGATTGCTATATTATGCCATTCATGACGATGTTATGCACGATTAGCGTTATTCTGATTGAAGGAAGAAGCGTAATAGAGAACAGCAGAAGGAAGCACTCACACGCAGCGGATGTTCCGGAAGTGGTCAAGAAGATAGTGCAGGCGGCCACGGCAGAGCAGGCCAAAGGAGTACTAAAAGAAATTGCAGACGAATTGCAGGAAGCAGGAGGAAAGAAAGAATGAAAGTATTGATAGACAACGGTCACGGTGAGAACACAGCAGGCAAGCGTTCGCCGGATGGAGCATTACGGGAATATGCCTTTGCCCGTGAGATAGCGGACGAGGTTGTAAGATTACTAAAAAAGAAGGGCGTGGAAGCCGAGAAGGTAACGCCCGAAACAGTGGACGTATCACTGGGCGAGAGATGCCGAAGGGTGAACGTGGTATGCAACAAGGAAGGAACGAAGAATGTACTTCTTGTATCCATCCATAGTAACGCAGCCGGAAACGGTAGCGCGTGGATGCAGGGAAGAGGATGGGAAGCGTACACGACCGTTGGCAAGACCAAGGCAGACGAACTGGCGGAATGCTTATACGATGCAGCAAAGGAATGCTTTGTCGGCATGAAAATACGCACCGACACGAAGGATGGTGACAGCGACAAAGAAGCCGGATTATACATTTTGAAGAATACGAAGTGTCCGGCCGTTCTGACAGAGAACTTTTTTCACGACAACAAAGAAGATGTTGAGTATATGACGAGCGCAGCAGGCAAGGCAGCCATCGTAAAATGCCATGTGGACGGAATTATGAAGTATATAGAAATGCAGAAGTAAGAGGCAGATGAAGTCGGTTTCTTTAAATTTATTATTTGTTTGTTGTTTTCTTTCGGTGGGGTGCAGAACGCATCCCATCATGGAAACCTCAACCGAAACCGAAACCATCGTCCGGGAGGTTCCGGTGGAAGTACACGACACCGTAACACTCACTATTGAAGCCGATACGGTATGGCAGATAGCTAAGGATAGCAGCACTCTAAGCAACGAGTGGTGCAGGAGCCGAGCATACATAAGAGAGGATGGCACGTTGTATCACGACCTAACGACCATCGCACAAGAGAAGAAGCAGGAGGCGAAGTACGTATATATACGAAGGGATTCTACGATAACGAAGACGAAGACAATCACGAAGGAGCGCGAACTTACATGGATGGAACGCGTAAAAATAAAGTATTCGGCAGGTATAATCATATTCCTTTTAATTTTGATTTTGGCCGAGGCCGTATGGAAGCGAAACCGCACCCGTTGAGGGTGCATACATATATATAATAGGAAAAGCGATTTTTGTTTCATTTTATACTGTCGTTAAGTAGGGCATGGGTACCGTAAAAGCGCCTTTGCCCTATATTTTTGAGCACACCTAAAATTATGTTTTACAACATATTTTTGCGCAAAAAAAACAAGAAAAACGAGATTTTTCCAAGAAAAACGGCATTTTTTCTTCAAAAAACTTGCACGATTCAAGAAAAAGTCGTAACTTTGTAACAGATAAAAGAAAACAAGATGTTTAACCCGAGGCGGTAAGCCTCACAAAACTTAAAGATTATGGCAAAGATATTTACATTAAACGAGTTCGCAGATTTGCTCGAGTATGCAATCACGAAAGCAGCTTGGGAAGATGGTGCAGAGATGAAGTCAGAAGTAAATGAAAAAATGAACACTGTAGAGTTGACCAAAGGAAATCTTATTGTTGTAGCATCTGTCGATGAAGAGAACGTTGTTTATACAGTAAGCGTTTTCAACGAAAGAACGTCCAAACATTTGTGGGTCGTAATGACATCCACAAGTGTTAAGATTCTCAGAAAAACTGGAGTGTCAGAGGATGCTTTTACATTCACAGAGGCTATCAAGGAAGTTGTTAAGAAGGTAAGCAAGTAATAACCCGGGGATGGTGACAGCATCCCCACAAAAAAATAAGAAAATGAAAGCAGAAACAAAAGCAATGATTTGGGCGGTAGTGTTCATCACCGCTTGGATTATCCAAGATTTTTTGGAAGGCGCAAAGGGATTTGAAGGTGTTCGCACCGCGGCGATGGTAGTATCTATTACATCTATGGTACTGATGTACATTTCCGTATTTAGAGCAATAAACAAGAAGTTCAACAACAAAAAGTAAGAAGATGGCAAAGTTATTTCAGATTAAGGCGAGCGACAAGAACGTACTAACGATAGCGAGATTGATGGGTCAAGACCCAACGAATGTAGCGCACCGTTTGGAAGTTGCAATAGACACAACAGATTTCGAGGACAAAGCGTTGTTCGTAGACATGCTCGAGACCGAAAAGGGCAACATGAACGGCCGTACCATTCACGACATCGTGGAGGAGTTCAGCACCGGGATGTTAAATATCTTCGGTATTGCAAGAAAGGCGCGTATTCCATCCTTCGATGTTCGCATGACAGATGCACTGGCAGACGTGAAGATAAACACCGTTGGCGATTGTCCTTCATGCGGCGAGATGGACATGGAAGATACCGAGGAGTGCGAGGAGCTAAGCGATGGCGATTATTATACGCCGAACACGAAGCGCGAGTTATGGCGTTGCCCGTGTTGCGGAAACGAGGAATGGGATTGGTAACATGTAGAATAAGCAACAGCAAGAAAGATGGATATACAGAATATATATTTCGTAGAAAAGCATTTCAGAAATACGTTCCTTGACAAGGACAGCGACTACGAAGCGGTAATGATAGGCGGACTGGAATCAGCCATAGCCGAAAGAGAATGTTTCTTTGTATGGTGCGAAACGATGGGATTTCCCACGGCCATGGTAAGCATTTATTCGGCCAAGGTTGATGGATGCGACCGACTGGCACACGATAAGTTGATAAGCACGGTGTATTGGAATAAGGATGGAAGAAAGGAGGAAAAGAAAAATGTTTAGATTACGTGAAGCGATAGCAAGAGCAGAAATGCACGGGTTGAGAGTGAAACGAACGGAGCTGGGAAAGTACATCTTTCCCGAGTGCTCCGAGCAGTGTGCAATAAACAAGGTTGGCGCGTTGATGAACGGAAAGGTAGCAGGCATTAAGCCGGTGGTAGTACAGCGCGTTTGTTCCTTCCTTGGATGCGATGCGAACTTTTTGTTTGGAATTGATAAGATGCAGGACGATGAAAAGGATGCGTAAAATTATAAGCACCTTGTTCTATATGATCATGAGCGCGTTTGTTGGAAAATACCAACTGCTTGTTTTTGCAGCCATAAGTTATGCAATGAGCGGTGTTTTTGTAGTCCTGACACTGGTAAGCGGAAAGGAACACGGATGTATGGCGGTGGCACTTTCACTATTAGGGACGGTATGTATATTTCAGTACACGGAAGAGAAGAAGAACAATAACGAAGAATAACAACTAAAAAAAATTACTCACAATGGAAGAAAGAAATTTATTTGACGAACTGATGAATGCAGGGCAGCCGGAGGCAGGGAAGCCAATGGAAATAGAAGTTGCAGAAGGCATGGACGTAGAAGAGATGGTTGCAATGTACTTTGATTCGGGTGCTATGGTTGAGGCACCGTACAAGGTGTACCAAATGAACAGCCGAGCAGGGCGGTATTACTATCGTGTCACCCCGGAAGGAAAGGTAGAATGGTATCCATCCGTTACGACCATTCTTCGCAGAACGCAGCCAACACCGGAGCACCTAATTAAGTGGATTGCTGATTTGGGTTACGAGGAGGCTGAGCGTATTAAGATGGAGCGAGCAGCATACGGCACATTCATGCACGCGCAGTTTGAGAAGCTAATCATCGAGAAGCAATACATTTTGGACGATGTAAAGAAGGAGCTCAGAAAGTATATCGAGGATAACGACCTTCCGGGGACGTTTATCGCATACGAGGACGAAGCGAAAAAAGATGTATTGGCTTTCGCACAGTGGTTGATTGATTACAACGTGAAGCCGTTGGCCGTAGAAATAGCATTGGTAAACCCGGAGGGCGGTTACGCCGGAATGGTAGACTTGGTGTGCGAGATGGACGAGAAGCCGGGAAGTGAAAAGAGAACGGTGGCAATTGTCGATTTCAAGTCGGGAAAGAAGGGGTTTCACGAGGAGTACGAAATACAACTCGGATTGTATCGCGACATGTGGAACGCGAATTTCAAGAGTATGCAGGTGGAGCGCATTTTCAACTTCGCACCAAAGGACTGGAGAAAGGCACCATCGTACACGTTCAAGGAACAGACCGAGAGCCGGAGCCTTAAAAAGATACCGTATATTCTCGCACTGGCAGCGATAGAAGATAGCGGAGAAGATAAGGAATGGATGCAGTTCGTAGGTCATATTGACCTTAGAGAACAAAAGGATTTGAAAGACAATATCCGCACGTTGAAGTTATCCGAGGTGGTACGAATGAGAAGAGAGGAGGCGAAGAATGAAGGGTAGAATAACAAGAAGGGATGCACCACAGAAACAAGTGGTGCTCCCGGTCATCGGAAAAATCAAGATTGGCAAGAAGTCAGAGAAGGGGTATCCGATGAGTGTGGACTACTTTATACCAACCGGGAAGTACGAGGCGATGTTTCGCGCGGTATACGGAGAGCACGCACAGACCATACAAGTAGTATTCGTGGATGACGATGCAGAGAAGGTATGTGCGGAACGATATGAGTATCGGAACGACCAGGGCGAGCTTTGTGCGTATGGTGATGGCGAAACGTTCATGGTGTGGAACGGAAAGGAGTATCAAGAACTAAGCGTAGAACAGTATCCGGGTGTCATGGATAGCGTAGCGAACAGATTCCGCAACAAGCGCACGCAAGGCGGCAGGGATGGATGGGATGTAATTCTTTCCGTTACATTCATGGTGCCGATGGTGCGAGGTGTAGCAGGCGTATGGCAGTTCACAACCAAAGGCGAGCGGTCTACCATTCCGAACATAAGGGATGTATTTGATAGCGTACTGGAGAGAAGAGGATTCGTGAAAGGAATCATCTTCGATATGAGCGTACAGTTTGCAAAGTCGCAGAAGCCGGGGCAGAAAAGCAGATACCCGGTAGTGCAAATAGTACCGAACGAGAGCGCGGAGAATCTTAGGAAGATACGCGAAGCGTACAAACCCGTTGAACTAATAGAAAAGCATGATTCAGATAAGCAATAAGATGGCAGAGGAGGCGGTACGGTTTTTGATGGATGGTTCCGCCTCCGATGCACGGGATTCCGTGGTTGAGAAGAACAGAAAGCGCGTGATGCGAAAGTTGGCAAAGGTGATACAAAGGAGGTTGGACGGAGTAAAAAGACGGTAATTTTTGCTTGAGATGTGCAATTTTTGCATATATCATTTGGCAGATTCGAAGCGATTCACTATTTTTGCAATACAGAAGCAGCGTTCTTTAAACTTTGTGAGATAAACATTCTGCCCGGCGGGTGTGCTTTTTTCTCTAATTCACTTGCATATAATCAATAGCAGGAGCACACACGCTTTTTGAGCGAGCGCAACAACATTGTCATAATTGGTGTAAGATTTATAATTCTCTCTCATTTTTTTGCCACCCGCCGGGTTTCTTTTGGTTGAGTTAGTACTTTATATATAATACGTTTTTTCGACATAAGATTTAGTTTGTGACGATTCCTAATTTTTGAGGATATTTTCATCTTCCGTTCCCATCCGGGAGGACTGGAGCGGATTTTTTAATGATTACGAGCAATAGCAGTACGATATATTAGATTTCAATTTTACATTTCATTGGGTATGTTTAGACAGACAACAACTCTTCCATCCGTGAGGCTCGAAGGGTTCTTTGAATGAGTTTTTGTATATTCCATTATTTTTTAAAAGGAGAATGCTTTTTCATGGTATTTAAATTTTTGTGGTTATTTTGGCTCACGGTTTGCGAAAATCGTGAGTTTTCAAAAAAATACCGTCATTTGCTTGTCAGTTTCAAGAAAAAGTGGTACCTTTGTAACCGATAAGATGAACGAGGCACTTGCCCGCCGAGGGATTCGAAAGGACATAGTTTGTAAGTGTAATTCTTATATATACAGAGCCAAGCGGGAGTACGAGGGCAAGCGTATTTTCGTTTGGCATTCTTTTAAAGCTATGACAGCAAGAAAATTTAGCGCAGACAATTACATCACCATCCAAGGGTGGATGATTACAGAGCTAAGATTAAGCGGAACAGACTTGATTCTGTTTGCGCTGATATATGGTTTTTCGCAGGATGATGAAAGCGAGTTTAACGGAAGCCTTTCTTATATGATGAGTGCAACCGGGACGAGCAAGCCAACCGTAATAAAGGCATTGAAAGGACTTGTGGCGAAAGGCTTGGTTAAGCGCACAGAGAAGGAAGTGCACGGGATAACATTCTGCACGTATAAAGCCATCTATCGGAACGAAAAAGATGGTAGTAAAGAAACTTTACCACCAGTAAAGAATGAACAAGAAGGTAGTAAAGAATTGGAAGGGGGTAGTAAAGAAACTTTACCCAATAATTATATATATAATAAATATAATATAATAAAAAAACCTATCTCTATAAATAGAGATAGTCAAAAAGAAAAGAAGGAGGCCGTTCATTCTGATGTAGAGAAGAAGGAGGCGAAGACGTTATTCCGCAACAGCGCGGTGGCCAAGGAACTGGAGAGCGAGGACGGTATATTAGACGGAACAAAGTTGGCGGCGTACTTCCAAGGCGAGAAATACAAAGATGTAGATTTGGAGTATTACTATCACACGGTATCGGATTGGAGCGAAACGAGCGGAACGAAACGAACAGCCCGGGGATGGATGGCAACCATCCGTACTTTCATACGCGAAGATGAGAAGCGCGGACACCTTTGCCGGATTTCCAACGAGGAGAAGAAACGCAGATTGCAGCAGATGTTTGACGAGGTGGGAAAGCGTTACTTCGGTGACAAAAAAGACGAGCAGGAAGATGCACTATGGACAGCGTTAAGCGTTGGCGATGCGAATAAATAACCAGTAAATATATAAAGACATGGAACAGCAAATAGTAAAAGCCGGTGGCGTAAGATATGATTTAAACGTCATGGAGGATGGAACAGACAAGAGAATGCTATCTTTAATCGGAACGAGTAGGACGATACGCGAGATTGGAAGAGGCCCGGAAGCCATTATTTTGGCTGCAAAAGTATTCTTGGAGTGCGCAAAAACGATTGGCG